CCCACGATAGTCATAAGGATTTCGGGCAATGCACCTACTAAGGATGTAAGGAGATTAAGACCCGCCTCGATAATGAGAGGAATCGCACCGATGACTGCTGTCAGAATACCCTCGATAATAACAGGGATAGCTGCGACTATCGTAACGATAATCTCCGGCAAGGCACCGATGAGAGAGGTAATCAACTGAATGCCCGCATCAATTATCAGCGGAATGGCAGAAACGATAGCCTCCAGAATGCTCGTTATAATAACGGGGATTGCCGCAACGATGGTTTCGATGATTGTAGGTAAAGCTCCAACCAAAGAAGTTATGAGCTGTATGCCTGCGTCAATAAGAAGCGGAAGTGCGGTTGTAATCGCATCAAGAATGGCGCTTATAATAACCGGGATAGCCGCGACTATTGTTTCGATTATCGTAGGCAGTTCCGTGACGATTGAGGTTATAAGCTGTATGCCCGCATCCACCAGAAGGGGAATTGCACCGGTAATAGCCTTTACGATACCGTTAATGATTTGAGGGATAGCCGCCACAATCATCTTGATTATCGTAGGCAAAGCACCAATCAATGAGGTGATGAGCTTAATGCCCGCCTGTATGATTTGCGGTATTGCGCCTATGATAAAATCAAGAAGGGACTGTATGAGCTGGGGCAGTGCCTCAATAAGAACGGGAATAGCATCGATGATACCTTGCGCCAGAGCCATAATAAGCTGAAGTGCAGCATCAAGGAATAGGGGAAGGTTGTCAATGATGGTCTGTACCAGTTCAGCAACAACCTTGACTATTGAAGGGATGAGCTTTGGGATTGCTTTCGTGATTCCGTTGACCAGGGTGAGGATAACCTGGAGTCCCGTTTGCAGAAGCATCGGAAGATTATTAAGGATACCGTCAACAAGAGCCAAGACAAGCTGTAGGGCACCGTCCGCAATTTGGGGTAATGCGGAGATTAGCGCCTCAAGGATTGTAAAGACCAGTTGTGATGCGGAGTCGATAATAAGGGGAAGGTTATCTACAATTGCCTGACCGAGAGAAGTAACCATCGTCACGATGAGGTCAAGGAGCATAGGCAGGTGTTCCATAAAGACGTCAATGACTTTGGGGATGATTTCTCCGATGACGTCAGCCATCTTGCCGATATCACCTTGAGCCTCGTTGATGCCGTTTGTGAACTCACCAAGGAGCCCAACGCCATCACTCGCAAGTTCGGTCAAGACAGGCAACAAAATCGTTCCTAGGGCGTTTTTCGCGGCCGTAGCGCCAACAGAAAGGTATTGAAGCTGGTCGTCAAGTGCGCCATAGGCATTAAGGGCATCATCACCGAGGACATATCCGGCTTCTTGCGCCTCTTTGCCAAGCTCCGCCATTTTTTCAGCACCAGCCTCAATAAGAGGGTTGAGCTCCTGTGCGGACTTGCCGAGTATGGTCATCGCAATAGCATCGCGCTCGGTTTCGTTTTCCATCTTGCCGAGAGCGTCTATGATTTCCCAATACACAGTATCGCTGTCACGCATATTTCCTTCAGCATCGTAAACGGCAACACCTAGCTTTTGGTAAGCTTCGGTCATTTCGTTCATTGAAGGCGCAACGGGCTGTGAAGCAGCGGTGACATCGGCTTGTGCGGATGCAAGATTTATCTGTGCTTGCTCAAGGGCAATAGCAGCCTTTTGCACGGAGGCAGAAGCATCACCGCTTTCTGCAAGAGCAGTGTTGTATGTGTCCTGGGCAGAGGTGAGTTTGCTTTGAGCCTTTTGAAGAGCAACAGCTGCTTTTTGTGCTTGCTCGGAGTCAGCACCGTTTTTGGCAACTGCGGCATTGTATGTTATCTGCGCGGTCTCCACGCCATACATAGCATCTTCAACAGCAGAGTAGGCCTTGCTTACAGCCTCACCGCTTGCTTTGACTGCCTCGTCATAGGCAATCTGCGCCTTTTGCAGATTGAGCTGTGCAGTTTCAGCTTTTGCCTCTGCCTTGGCTAGCTTCTCCATATCCACCGTGGCTTCACCAACAACATCGGTAACGGTAGCCATCGATTTTATGTTCTTAGCCATAGACTTGGTGAGCGTTTCCGTAGAAACATCCACAAGCTCGGCTGCATACATATATTCTTGGAGCTTATCCGTTGCGATGCCTGTCTGTGTAGCGGTTGTGAGGACATCATCAGCATAGGCTGCGCCCTCGGTTGCCATATCTACAAGTGCTTTACCGGCAGCAACTGCGGCAGCGGAAACAGCAGCAAAGGCGGCGGCAATCGTGGCAGCGGTAGCCTTGCAGACAGTGCCAAGTCCCTCAAAGGAAGGACCGGCATCATCTGCTTCTTTGGCTGCATCATCGATTTCATCACCGAACTTGTCAGCCTCATCCCCGGCTTCGTTCATACCTTTGCCGGAGTTTTCGATAGCTTCGGTGTTTTGCTTCAGCTCACGCTCCATACCATTGAGTGCTGCTTCTGCGTTATTTAATTGGATCTGCCAAGCTTGGGTACGCTTGTCATTTTCACCGAAAGACTCGGTTGCGTTTTTAAGGGCAGCACGGAGAACTTCGATTTTTTCCTTTTGGGTATCTATCTGTTTCCCAAGAACCTCGTTGCGGGCGGTGAGTGCTTCGACAGACTTATCGTTCTTATCGAATTCCGACTCAACGAGCTTCATTTCCGAACCGAGGACCTTAAACGCCTGGTTGATTTCAGCAAGGGAGTTTTTAAAGGCTTTTTCGCCTTCAAGACCTATTTTAAGACCAAAATTATCTGCCATTTATATCACCACCTTTCGTTAGATTCCGTCCGGGATGATATCGTCTATATAACACTCCCGCTTGGGCTTTGAGATGCCACTGAATTGCTTATGGCACTCCCATAGGTCAAGAAGCAGACCAAAAGGCATAAGCCACACCTCATCAAGGGAGAGATGGAGATGGGCTAAGCCATAATAGAGAAGTCGAGTAAATAACTCTTCGTCACTTACTCGACCACTGCGTTTTTTGGGTCTGTCTCACTCTCAACGTTACGCTTGGTACCGTTATAGAGAGCTTCTGTAATAGCGGTTTTGTATGTTGCGAGATCTGCCGGGACTGTAAGCAGTTCTACCATTTCCTCTGTAAGAAGTTCCTTCTGGTCGTTCTTGTTCTTGAGGTTGTGGATAAGAATTGCCTGGTTAGCAAGAAGGGTAATAAGCCATACGATCTCGCCAAGCGCCATCTCGAAGTTCTCACTCTTCATGAGCTTATCTCCAAGGTTCTCAAGACCGCCGTAACGACCTGCGATTTCCTTGGTAGCTCTGGTAGTGAGAACGAGCTTATATTCGTCACCGCCAATGACGATGGTTGCGGTTCTATCTGTAATCATCAGTTGCTACCTCCTGTGGTTGTAGTAGTGCCATAAGCAGGCTCGTAAACAGCCTTATACCAGTTGGTGATTACTGTTGCGCTTACAGAAGCATCACCTTCCGTTACCTCAGCCTTCCAAGGGTGCTTGCCTGCGGTGTCCGCTTTATTTCTTCTGAAGATAGTACCCTCAATGGTGGGGGTAGAGAAGGTAATACTGTCACCCTTGGTAGCAAGGTTGGTAGCGGGGATGCTGAACTTTACACGATAGAGCCAGTAGTACTTATATTTTCCGTTGGCTTTTCTGGCGCGGAAGCCAATAGCAACGGGAGTGCCGCCATCTTCTGCGGTAGAGATTACGACACCACTTTTGTCGATGGTACAGCCGGTGAGGTCGGATGCGATAGTTGCACCGATATCGTCAATGGCAAGGGAAAGAGTACCACTCTTAAACTCCTTTACCATTTCGGCAGCACCGTCATCGGCATAAAGGGTAGCCTCGGCCATTTCGACAGAGAGGTCTGCGGTCATAGCCTTAGCGAGGATAGCGGGAGTACCGTAGGTTTCGTTGCCCGTTGTATCCTCGGTGATTTTGGCGTAATAAAGTTTATCAAGACCTATTGTTGCCATAGTGTTTATTCCTCCATTTCATAATGTTTTTCGACATCCACCACGTAATGGTGGTAGCCTGTTTCGGTTTCATAACCGATGTACTGCCTACCCGTTATGGTAAAGTCCATAGCGAGAAGGGCACGGATAATTCTGTTTTTATCCGCAACGTAGTTAGATTTGCTGTAAAAGGAAACTCGCGCCTCTTGAACATCGTAGCTGGGAAAGTTGTCCGAATGCAAAGCAAAGTTGTCAGAAAGCGGTACTATTACGATGTATTTGTCAGGCGCAATGCTTGAAAAGACGCCCGTTTCAAGAGGGATACCGAGTTCACCAAGAACTGCATTTGCCTCTGCGAGAATGTTCATAGCTTGTCGATTTCCTCCTCGAATTTTTGTTTCATAGCCGCCTCGCATGCCGATTTTGATGCACTCTTTGCAGGCTTCAAGAATGGCTTCGCAGGTTGACCGTGTCTGCCGTATTCAAGGATGTTGGCAATCTTCGCATTGCTGTCTTCATCAGAACGAGGTTCTGCAAAGCCTATCTTGATATTGTGGTTTCCGTCTCGGTCGACTCTCGCCTTCGTGATACCGAGAGAGCGTTCAAGCTCACCCGTTGATCTTGAGCCGACCTTTGTACCCTTGCCGACAACAGCGGAAAGGGTAGTGCGTACTTTTTCAAGGACAACCTCGCCACCTGCCTCAAGCACTCGTTCGGAAATCTCATCACTGTGAGAACCGAGCTTTGAGATTTTTTCGAGGAAGTCATCCGGCATTTTAATATCAACCTTGGCCATTAGTAGACACCACCTTTTTTGCGAGAACTTCAATATACATCCCTCGACCTTTGACATTCTCAACGGAGGTGATATCAAAGGTTTCACCGTTACAAATAAGGGTGTAATCGGGAGTAAGTTCAAGACCCGGAATCATACGAAAACGAAAGAGGTCTGTTGCTTCCGAAAAGGCTGCAAGATTTGCCCACCTTTGCGACCCGTGCCTACCTTCACGATAAGCACGAACAGAAGCCACGCCCTCATAAACCGAGTTTGCGAACCCGTCTGCGTCTTTGAGTTTTCGGAAAATGCCGAGTTTGATAAATGTGTTCATTTTGCCAAAGCTCATAATCACACCTTCCAATCTCGGTCAAGACGCAGAAGCAGATTCACGGTATCCCACACTTGCGATGCTGCTTGGGGGTTATCGCCAAAGAAGCCTGCTGTACTACCGTCACGTGACTCATAAAAATGAGAGGCAAGCATAATAATGGCTTGTTCGGTAGTAGGGGACATTGGCATCACCTTATAAGTTCCGGCTGTAATGTGCTGATAACTCTCGGCATAGGCAACGGCGGCGGTGATGAAAGAGCGAAGCAGGGAGTCATCAGCATTATGTTCGAGTATGAGATTTTGCTTGACTTTGAAAAGCAGA